TATTCTTCCTGAAAGCACCAAGAAGACCTTCCAGGATTTTCTAAATAAAGGCGAAATTCCAAATATGCTTCTTGCTGGTCCTCCTGGTATTGGTAAGACCACAGTAGCAAAAGCACTCTGCAATGAACTGGGGGTAGATGTTTATGTCATCAATGGATCCGACGAGGGTAGATTCCTTGATACTGTCCGAAACAATGCGAAAAACTTCGCTTCGACCGTTTCGCTTTCGTCAGATGCTAAACACAAAGTCGTCATCATTGATGAGGCAGATAACACAGGGAACGATGTTCAACTCCTCCTACGGGCGTTTATTGAGGAGTTTGCTGGCAACTGCCGATTCATCTTCACCTGTAACTACAAAAACAAAATTATCGAACCCCTCCACTCCCGATGTGCCGTCATCGACTTTGGGATCAAAGGAAAAGAAAAAACCAAGTTGGCAGGATCCTTCTTCAAGCGTATACAAGACATCTTGGATGCGGAAGGTGTACGATATGATCCTAAGGTCCTTGCCGAACTGATTAATAAGCACTTTCCTGATTGGCGTAGGGTTCTTAATGAATGTCAAAGATACTCTGTTGGTGGAGAAATTGACTCTGGTATTCTCGCAAGTTTTTCTGATGTTTCTGTAAATGAACTGGTTAAATCTCTCAAAGATAAGAACTTTACTGAAGTCCGAAAGTGGGTGGTCGCCAACTTGGACAACGATGCTTCTCACCTACTCCGCAGGATTTATGACACCTGCTATGATTGCCTTTCACCCGCAACTATCCCTTCTGCCGTTCTTGTTATTGCTAAGTATCAATACCAATGTGCGTTCGTGGCTGACCAAGAAATTAATCTCTTAGCAGCATTGACTGAAATAATGGTGGAGTGTGAATTTAAATGAATCCTTATAAAATTAATAAGGCATCTCTGGTAGAACATCCAGTTAAGACAACTCCCGAAAATGTACGAGAGGCAAATGAAGGTCTCTTTCGTGCAAAAATGACTCTCCCCGCTGCCGCAAAACATTGTGGTATGACGCAGAAAGAAATGAAACTTACCTTTTTTGAGTATTTGAAGTACAACAAACCTGATTATGAAAATTGATTTTTCTCGTATTAACCTTCAAGAATTTTTTGGTTGTGTAGAAGCAACTAATACCCGTCAAATGAAATCTAACGCCTTCAAGACTTTTCGCACATATGTGCAAGAAAAGTCTTTTGCAAAATGGAGTGATGGACAATTGAATTATGTTGGAGATTGTGAAGATGGTAGGGATTTTGTAGATCACTCTGGAACTTTTTATGAAATGAAGGGGTCTCTAGGTCTTTTTAATAAAAATGGTAGTTGTAAGCGTGTTGTTTTGATTAATAAACGACCAGGCAAAAAAAAGAAAACTGAATTAAAAAAAGAAGATATTCAAAAAACATTTGAATATATGCTTCTTGTAGATACTAAAAATATGTGTATTGGATATACTGATTGGGATACAGTTTACTCACGAGTTGAATGTGATGGTGCTGGAGCAACATTTAAACTTGAGCAAGACGATTATAAAATGATTGCAACAAATATTTCTCCAACTGAAAAACAAATTGATGCAGGTCAACTGTTAAATATGATGGAGGTAATTCTCTGATGAAATCTCTTAAAACTCCGTTACGCTACCCAGGCGGAAAATCCCGTGCTTGTGAAAAAATGGGACCTTATTTTCCAGACCTTCGCAATTATGAACAGTTCCGCGAACCTTTTCTTGGTGGGGGAAGTGTTGCGATTTATATCACAAAGAAGTATCCCAACCTAGATATTTGGGTAAATGACTTATATGAACCTCTTGTAAACTTCTGGCAGCAACTCCAGATGTTTGGTGTTGATCTTAAAGACAAACTGGTAGAGTTAAAGACAGCAAACAATACTCCCGTCTTAGCAAGAGAACTTTTTCTTAAAGCAAAGGAGCAAGTTAATGACCAAAGTTTGCCTAGCATTGATCGTGCTGTGGCTTTCTATATTGTCAATAAGTGTTCTTTCAGTGGTCTCACAGAGAGTTCTTCATTTTCAGAACAGGCGTCCAACTCTAATTTTTCAATGCGTGGGATTGAAAAGTTGCCTGAGTATTCTAAACTAATTTCCAAATGGCGTATAACTAACTATTCCTACGACTATTTGTTGGATGGGAATATGGGTGCTTTTGTGTATCTCGATCCTCCTTATGATATTAAGGATAATCTCTATGGGCGCAAGGGATCAATGCACAAAGGATTTGATCACGATAAGTTTGCTGCTGATTGTGCTGCTTGTTATATGCATCAATTGATAAGTTATAATTCAGATCAACTGGTTAAAGATCGCTTTAAGAACTGGAAGACGGGTGAGTTTGATCTAACTTATACGATGCGTTCGGTTGGTGAATATATGCGAGAGCAAAAAGAAAGAAAAGAACTTTTACTGTTTAATTACAATAAAGATTTGTTATGGAATTGAAGGACTGGTTGAATTCTATTAATCAGACAAAACAACATTTGATTGATGAAGATCCTTCACTTGAGAAGGAATATGCTCCATATATTATCAATCGTTGTCTTTCTGGTCACATTGATTGCATTATGTTTTCGAATGAAATGAATCGATATCATTTCCTCCCAAAGAAGATGCAATATGACTTTTATATAAATAGTCTGAGGAAAAAGAAGAGATTTTCTCCCTGGCTCCGACAAGATAAAATCAAAGATCTTGATTATGTCAAGCGTTATTATGGATATAGTAATGAAAAGGCAAAACAAGCTTTGAGGATTCTTACGAAAGAACAACTAACATTTATTAAATCGAAATTTGAAACTGGAGGAAAAAAATGAGTGTCGTTCAAGAACCTGAAGTGAAGTGGACGCCCGAACAAATGGTGGAAGTGATTCTTAATGAACCTGATGATTTTTTGAAGGTTCGTGAGACTTTGACCAGAATCGGAGTTGCTTCAAGAAAGGAAAAGAAAATCTATCAGTCTTGCCATATTCTACACAAGCAAGGTAGGTATTATCTCGTTCACTTTAAGGAACTGTTTGCTCTGGATGGCAAACACGCAAACCTGACTGTGAATGATGTTCAGCGTCGTAATCGTATTGCCCAACTTCTTGCAGATTGGGGTCTAATTACGATTGTTGATGTATCTAAAATTCAAGATATTGCTCCTTTAAATCAAATTAAAGTCCTTGCTTATAAGGACAAGGGGGATTGGATCTTGGAAACTAAGTATAATATTGGTTCTAAAAAGAAAAAGGTAGAGGATGCCGAATAAAAAAGAGCGGGTTTTACACCCGCCTTTTTTGTAAGAAGTATTATAATTATATACGGATGCCGAAAGGGTCCTCAAAACACAAACTCGCTTACAAAGGAGCTACTATAATGTCTAACCTTACAAGGTATACTGCTGCGGATCTTCCTACCCTGATGGAAAGGATTACCCGCAATAGCATTGGAATGGACGAATATTTTGATCGTCTATTCAATCTTCATGAAACTACAACAAATTATCCTCCTTATAATTTGGTCCAAATAAATAATGTCGAATCCCATCTGGAACTCGCATTAGCAGGATTCAAGAAAGGAGAAGTCAATGTTTTCACAGAATATGGAAAGCTTTTTGTCGAAGGACAAAAGGCAGATACCGAATCGGATAGGACGTTTATCCACAAGGGAGTGGCTAGCAGAAGTTTTAAACGAGCGTGGACTTTATCCGACGACACAGAAGTCCGCGAAGTCACGTTTGAAGACGGACTTTTACGGATCGTACTTGGGAAAGTAGTGCCAGAACATCATGCCCGTAAAGATTACCTATAAATATAATTGAATATCGTCGGCGCTATGCCAAGGGAGGTAACTGGCAAAAACCAGTTGACACCTCCCATTTTTCTTGCTAAAATATCTGAGGGTAATAGGAACAAAATGTCTAGTAAATTGATGCTCCTTAAAACGGGAGAAACTATAATCACGGATGCAAAAGAACTAGTTTCTGATGAAGTCATATTGGGATATGTCCTAATAAATCCACATTATGTTGAAGCAAAAGAAAAACTTGTTTTAACTGAAAGTAAAAGTGGAAAATCTAATTATGAAATAGATGTTATCTTGACTCCTTGGTTAATCTTATCAAAAGATAAACAGTTTGTTGTTTCAAAAGATTATATTGCTACAATTTGTGATCCTATAGAAACTGTCGAAAAAATGTATAGGGAAAAAACTGGATCTAAATTAGAAGTTACTGAAACTGAGGTTAATGAAGATGAGTGATAAAGTTGTAAAATGTGTACTTATTGGAGTGGATACTGTTATAATT